CACAGACGATAATCAAGCAGTCAGCTTAGTAACACCTATGACAGAACTTAATGAAGTGTTTCCCGAAAAGATTAGGGATAACGACATGAATGTTGAAAGACTACAATACACACACGCTTTACCTAACGGTGCTAAAGCTATTGAAGTCAAAGCAATCAACGGAGAAGACGGAACACCAACAGGACAATACATGGTTGTCTACATCCTCAAAGGAATGAAAGATAGCGAAGGTGAGTTTAGTAAAATGTATGTCCGAATGAATAGACAACCCGTTGAACATATGGATGACGGTCTAATACAAGGAGATAATTAATGCCACTATCAAATGAATTTCTAGAAGAGTACATGGTACTCCTTGCCGAAGATGAAGGCACAAGAGGACGTAAAGTAGCATTGGAAGGCGGTGGTGGTACTAGAGGCTATGGTATTACAACTATCCCCGATGAACTAAAAGAATACGCTAAAACTGCGTCTGATGAAGATTTGGCAAGAAAGCTAGTTGGGTGGCACTACGATAAAGTTGTTGGCAAGATTGGTCAAAGCACATGGGATAATATGCCAAACTCCATGAAGATTATAACTGTTGACCAACATTATAATTCTGGAACACTTTATAACGGTTTTAAAACAGATATTATCAATGGTAATTATGCAGGTGCGTTAAAGAATACGCTTGACATTATTTCTGCTAGTGACCCGCAAACTGGTGGCAAAGGCGTAATGAATGGCCTAGTTGCTCGTAGGGTACGAAACTATAACAGAGCAGCCAGTGAACTTGGTTTGTCTGTCATTAACCAATACAACATTGGTAGTGCAGGAACAGGAACACAAGTCGCATATAATTATAATGACGGTAGTAACTTTAATGTTAACACAAAAAGTGGCATACACTCAGCTTCTTCAAGTGGTGACTTTTCAGTCGATGCTCCATTAAAAAAAAATCAGATAGCCACTGACGGCACACAAGAAGAAGATAGTTTATTTGACAAGTTTGTAGATGGTGCAACTGACCTTGCAAGTGATACTTATGACACCGTATCAGATTTTGCTAGTGATGCAGTGGATACTGTATCGGGCATATTGTCTACATCTGGCACACCAACGGAAGGTGAGTTAGATACATCAATACTAGACAACGAATTAAAACGTGAAGCACTGACACTAGGCACAGAGCCTATAGTAGAAAACGTGCCAGAAGCAGGTGCTATCAGTACAGAAGATTTTCCTGTAGTAACACCATTACAAGAAAATCCATACATTGACCCTAGTGTGATGGTTGCTCCTAAAGAAAAAGTTGAGCCTGTTGTACTAACGCCAAAAGAAGCTACAGAAAACAAATATAAGAATAGTACACTTGAAGAAGTTGTAGGTGATATCAACAGTCTAAAAGGCAAATTGTCTTCAATGGAGAATACGCAAAACTCTCCTATGGTTTTTAGTAAACCTCATTGGGGGCGTTCAAAAGTACAGCCCATTTTATCTGATGTACAACTACAAAAGATTGAATCTGACGCACAGAAATTAAAAGACCAACTTGCAAAAGAAACTGATTTCTTTGGTATTGGTAAAGACAGTGTTATCGGAGCAGGTGCGGAGCATTTGTGGGTAGGTAAAGCTATCTTTGAAGCAGCTAATAAAAAGAACTACAGCCAGACCCCGATTTTGTTCTTAAAGAATTAGATGTTGAATTAGTTAAAAGCATACAAGAAGAATATGGCATTATGGATATTGAGCCATTAGGTGAAGCTGTCTCTCTAGCCCATATGCATTCTATAGCATCACAGATACAAGAAGAAGAAAAGCTATTAAAGACTATAATGGCAGAAGGTACAGTTCCAGGAATTATTGCAATGCTTGGTGTAAGTATTTTAGACCCTGTTGCATTAGGGGTATCAATTGCTACTGAAGGTACGGCTGCCCCATTTATTTATGGTGCAAAAGTTACAAGGCTTGGTCGTATGCTTAGAGCAGCCCTATTGACAGGAACAACTAACGCAGCTCTAGAAGCAGTGTTGGTTAGTCAGAACGAAACTATGGACGTAGAAGATGTTTACTATGCGGCCATCCTAGGTGCAGGTCTTGGTGGTTTCTTTGCAAGTTTACGAAAAGGAAATGGAACAGTAACTCCGGGCGGTACAGATGAAGCGTACTTAAAAGCTTTGGATGATTTTGATAAAGAAGTAACTAAAGATGTAATAGCAGAAGAAGGTCTTAACCTTACTGAAAAAGGTACGAAAGCCATGAACACTGATGCTAACGCTACGGTTAAATCACAAATGGATTTATTTGATGATGAGCCTGTGGAAACATTCCAAGGTACAATAAGAAGTGACGGACACACAGAACACAAAGTCCGTGACGGGGAAGAATATATTGTAGTGAAGAATGAAGACGGAAGTAACGAAATAAGGAAATGTAAATGATAGAATGTAAACTTGATGATGCAACACCGATAAAAGGCATGGACAACGCTACTGATGAAGAAGTAGGTGCATTTCTAAGAACTAAGAAAATGTTTGATGAAGCAGAGATTGCTAAAGATACAGGCATCTCAGATAGCATTATGAGGTTTTTTAGGTTTGACCGTTTTGCTGTAATGAACTCATCAAAAAGTCCGTTGATGCGTCAGTTAGGTAAAGTGTTGACTGAAGACCCTAACGCTACAGGTGGTACGGTTAGAGAAACTACAGCAACAGCTATTAAACATATTGAGTCTGGTAAATTTAGAACGCAATATTATCGTACATATATTCCATCATTTAAAGAATTTCTAAAAGAGCGTCAGCTAAACACAAAGCATTTGTATTCTCAAGCAACAAGAGAAGAGTTTAATGAGTTGATTGCTAAGTCTATCCGTAACGGTGGACAAGGCGTATCGCCCGCAGCAAACAAGGTAGCTAAAGTACAAGCACAAGTATACGAAGATGTACTAACACTGGCACAAAAAGTAGGTGTCAAAGGTGCAGAGGATATTAAGGCAAATAAAAATTATATAACTCGTACTTGGTCTAAGAAAAAAATACACAGATTAATAGAAAAGTTTGACCGTAAATATCCTGGAAAAGGCAGAAAGAAGCTAGAAGAATTTATTGCACGGTCTATGAAGCAAACCAAAGGCAGTGAAGAATCAGCCGAAGCATTTGCTAAACGTACTAAATATTTATCTAAAATGTTACTACGCCATGTGATGGATAGTGAAGGTTCATTTGGTGTTAATCTTGACAGGATTCTAAAGTCAAAAGGTGAAGACCTTGCGTCATACCTAAGAACAAATACCGATATGTCGAATGATGACATTGGTATGTTGCTGTCATCTGTATTTAAAACAGACAGAGACAAAGCAGGACGTATTACACAATTTAAAAGACGTATTGATTTAGATGAAACATACGCTGATGCAGAACTAAGAATTGATGACTTTCTAGAAAATGATTCAGAGTTGTTGTTTTTGAGTTATATCAACTCGCTAACTGGTCAGATTGCTTTGGCAAACAAAGGTTTTAAATCTAGAGCGGATTTTGATTCCGTTGTGAATCAGCTAAAACAAGAAACAGAAGCTGATATGTTAAAAGGAAATATGTCTCGTAAAGATAAACTTTTTAGAGACAGCGAAATGCGAGCATTACAAAGTGTTTATGACCATCTAACAGGCAAGCCACTAGAAGATAATGTTGGTGGTGCTTGGTCTACGTTTGGTCGTGTAGCTAGGAAATACAACTTTGCTAGGGTTATGAACCAAGTTGGTTTTGCTCAGTTAGCGGAGATTGGAAACTTAACATCTGCTATTGGTCTTAAACAAACTATCCGACATCTACCAGAACTTAGAAAAATGCTGAAGCGTCACAAAAACGGTGAAGTTGACGATGCGTTGGTCAATGAGTTTGAAGTGTTCTTTGGTGGTTTTGGTAACGAAAGAATGCTGAACCAAATCACAAATACAATGGATGACTTTGGCTCACGGGCAGGAACTGGTGTAGATAGTATGAGCCAGTTTGAACGTGGACTTGACCATCTTGGAAGATTCACTGCCGATATATCTGGTATGAATGGTGTTAACATGATTATGAAACGTCTGGCTATGAAAGGTATGTTGCAAAAATTTGCTGACGAAGCTTTTGATGGCAAGAGTGCATTAGGCAGACGTAAAGTATTTAGTAAAGACATTGGTAAAATGTCAGAACAGAGATATGCTGACTTAGGTATATCTAATGATATGCGTGATAAAATTATGGAAAGCATACGCCAGTTCTCCGATACAACAAAAGGTTCTAGAGGCGGTAAGCTTACAAAACTAAACATTGAAAAATGGGATGATGATGTACGAGATGCTTTCTCTTTAGCTATGTCACGATGGGGCAGACGTACAATCCAAGAAAATGATATTGGTGAGACTATCTTTGCAGGTGGTTTTGCTGACACAACGACAGGTAAGATTGTGTTGCAGTTCAGAGGCTTTATGACAACGGCCTATGGTAAGCACCTCTTACACGGTCTAAGGTCAAATGACTTGCAAGCATACTCACAGTTTATGACATCGTCATTTATGGCAGGTATGGCTTGGTACGGACAGACGTATGTACAAAGTGTTGGAATGTCTAAAAAAGAACGTCAAAAATTCTTTGATAAAAAGTTTGGTAAGACGGATGAAGAGTTCTACCAGAACTGGGGTAAAGCTGCATTCCAAAGGTCTGCATGGGCTTCTGTCCTTCCTGCTACAATCGATACAGGTGCAGATTTCTTTATGGATGAACCAATCTTTAGTTATCGTTCAACAGGACTATCAAGTAACTTGTTAACTGGTAACCCAACAGCCCAATTATTGATGAACGCATATGAGGCCAGTAGAGGCACAGTGCAAGCAATGATATATGACGATGAGGATTACTCACAGAAAACTTACAACAAAACATTACAGCTTTTTGTACTTCAGAATATGCTTGGAATACAAAATGCGACTAAAGCTTTAGGGCAAGAATTTCTTCCCGAAAAGCCCTAATCACTTCCCTTATTAGAAAGAACTGGAGAATACTAAATGGCAAACAGCTTTGTACGATTTACGCAAACGGGCAGTACGACTACTTACCCGTTAGGGTTTGAATACCGTAGTCAAGCCGATATTTCAGTTACACTAAACGGAATCGCTACAACTGCTTTTACATACAATGCAGCAGGTACAGAAATTATATTTAACACTGCTCCTGCCGTTGGTACAGCCATTCAGATTACCCGTGCTACTAGCCAAACACAAAAGTTAGTTGACTATGCGGAAGGTTCAGTTCTTACCGAAGGTGACTTGGATACAGATTCACAACAAGCTTTCTTCATGTCTCAAGAGTCTATTGACAAAGCTAATGACGTTATTGGTGTTGATGCCAGTAACTTCCAATGGACTGCGGGCAACCTAAGAATTACAAACGTAGCTGACCCTGTTAATGCACAAGACGTTGCCACAAAGAATTACCTAGAAACAGTATGGCTATCACCATCTAATAAAGCAGATTTAACTACAGTCGCAGGTATAAATACAGAAATATCTAACGTATCTGGCAAGACTACAGAAATTACAACAGTATCAACTGACATTGCAAATGTTAATACTGTAGCTACAAACATTAATAACGTAAACACAGTAGCAACAGATATTGCTAAAGTTATTAAAGTAGCTGATGATTTAAACGAAGCTATTTCTGAAGTTGAGACAGTAGCTAATGACCTTAATGAAGCTACATCTGAAATTGACACAGTTGCTAACAGTATTGCTAATGTTGACCTTGTTGGTCAGAACGATGCTAACGTAACTAAAGTAGCCAACATTGATGCTAATGTAACTAAGGTTGCAAACATTGACGGTAACGTAACTAAGGTTGCAAACATTGATACAAATGTAACTAAGGTTGCTAACATTGATACTAACGTATCTTTAGTGGCAGCCATCGATAGTGATGTATCTACCGTAGCGGGTATTGATGGAAATGTAACTGCGGTTGCAAACAACCAAACTAATATCAATGCTGTAAACACCAACAGTACAAACATTAATGCAGTAGCAGGAAACGAAACAAACATTAATGCAGTAAATACTAATTCAACAAATATCAATACAGTCGCAGGTCTTAATACAGAAATTACTAATGTAGCTGCGAAGACTACCGAAATAACTAACGTATCAAACGATATTACCAATCTTAATACCGTAGCAACTAACTTAACTAATGTTAATTCATTCAGTCAAACGTACCTAGGTGCTTTTAGTTCTGCTCCTTCAGCAACAGGAACAGGTGCAGCTTTAGCAAATGGTATGCTATATTTTGATACGACAAGTGACATACTAAAAGTTTATGCTACAGCCTCTGGATGGCAAGCTGCGGGTAGTTCTGTAAACGGAACAAGTGATAGATTTCAATTTAATGTGACAAGTGTAGTAAACACATTGTCTGGCAATGATGCTAACGGAAGCAGTCTGACATATGATGCTAACTTTGTTGACGTATTTTTAAATGGTATTAAACAACGAAATGGCACAGACGTAACAGTCACTTCTGGAAACAGCTTAGTATTTGCAAGTAACTTAGCAATCGGAGATATTGTTGATGTCATTGCATACGGCACGTTCCAACTTGCTAACGTATCTATCAATGATTTAGTTGATACTCCTGCATCTGTAGGAACAGCGGGGCAAGCCCTTGTTGTTAACGGGGCAGGTAATGCATTGACTTATGCTAACGCAAGTTCTGCGGAAGTATACGGATTTAATTTAAGTGATACTAACAGTGACGGTATCTTGGATTCAATAATAGTCACTACAACTAATGGCGGAGTAGATAACATCAATTCTGCAACATATAGTGCTTTCGATGATGTGCTATATGCGGCCACTGGCTTCACATGGTCTTTAGATGCCAATGGTCACTTAATAGCAACAGTCTAACAAGGAGAAAATAATGGCTACAATCGATTTGGGCAAAATTGCCCTAGTATGGAAGGGAACGTATGCAGCGGG